TTTCGGCCTCTATTTCGGCAAATGTTGGTCCGTCTAATGGTTCAAAAATATATTCATATAATCTTGATCCAAAATCAGGTAAATAATATCTACTTCCTTTTCTTGTTAATAATAAATGTATAAGATTAGTTCTAACTTCTTCAGAAGAGTAATCTGTTAAATCTAAATATTTACCGTTAAAGGAATCCCTAAAAGGGAAAGTAATCCCGTAAGTTATACCATTTGCCATATCTAATAAATATAGTATTCGGATATTTTATATAAATAAAAAAATCACTGATTTCTCAGTGATTCTTTAATCTTGTGTTTCCTCTTTCATAACTAGGTTCATAGGGACAATGTAAACATCCGTTTCCACAACATCTACCCCTTTTCATATGAAAAGATTCTGTCATTACTATATTACCGTCTTTATCTTTATAAAAGTCAGGTTCAGAAGATTTTTTTGTTATCTCCTGAACATATAACTGTTGTATCCAATCTTTAGATGCTCTTACTGTCATTTTAATTTTATTATACTATTTCACAAGCTCCACCAGCACAAGCGGCTTCTCCTCTAAGGTCGGTATTATCTTGTAATTCAATCACTTTTGTAAGATCCACATCTTTCAATGTATTTAATAATCTATCAAAATCTTCTTTTGTACAATCTTCAAAAGGTGCCTGGGTATAAGTTCCTCCGTTATAGGGTAATACAGATAGTCCATTATAAAATTTACGGTTATCCCACATCCATTCACCAACTAATTCCCACTCGTCTTCTTTAATTGAAACTGTTGCCGATACGTTATGGGTATTTTGTCCAGTTCTATGTCCTGGTTTAATCCATTCTTGTGCGACTTTTTTAACTCTTTCCAACATTTGGAATACTGATTCGTGTCTTATGATAGCACCTTCCGGAGCTTTTTGTGGTATACCAATAACTGCGGTATCGTGAGGACGGAAAAACTCATCTTCAATCAACTCAGGATGATTAATTGCCAAGTAATTATAGATTGATTCATTTTTACCTACACGGATTCTTCTTAGGTAATAATCGTTATGCCAAGCGTGGATTCCTGATGATGTGCCCAATACCAATGATGAGGTTCCGGATGGTTTAACTGTCGTTGACCTTGCAGATTTGTTAATTCCAATAAGACCTGCAACCCTTTCATTTTCTTCTTTAACGGTTTGAGCCGCTGTTTTCATATCATACCCTAAAACAACACCTGAACCAATTCCTGTCATTCCAACACCAATAAGTGCGTCTTTCTCAGTTGTTCTTTTCCAAACGTCTCTTAGGTAATGGAAGTCAGTATAACCTGCCTGTAATGTTCCAATGAACGCAGCTCCTTTAACTCTTTCCTCAAAATCTTCTTGTGATTCAATATCAGATGCATTTACTTCACATAAGTTACAGAATTGGTTAGGACGAAGTGCAATCTCACAACAAGGATTAGTTCCCCAATCTTTATCGTTTGACAAATAGATTCCAGGTTCTCCTGCTCCTGATAACTCAATACGTTTCCAAAGACCCATAAAGAATTCTTTTGTAATTTTGTGACGAAGAAGTACTGCCGAGTTATTTGCTCTACCTCTTTGTGCGTTTTGTTCCCACCAATTTCCTGACTTACAAGAAATCATTTCCTCGTCATCCGCTGAGAATAATGAGATAAGTGCCGCTCTTCTGATACCACCCGCAAGTACTGCGTCTGCAATATGACATATAATATCGTGAGTTTCAATTGAGGTTAGTTTTTCACCATCTTTTTTGTTATTTAAAACTTTTGTTATGTGGTGGATACAATCTTTTAATGGTTGAGGACCTGGAGCTTTTCCTCCAGAAGTAACCAATAAGGCTCCTTTATGTCGGATATCGGAAAAATCAAACACAGGGGTTGATGATTTTGTACCCATATATGACTCAATAAGTACTTTAATTGCATCTGCCCATCCTTCAATTGAATCTCCAATTAAGTATCTTCTTGTTCTTGTTGGATTTGGTTTTTTAATTTCTGGTAGTTTATCTACGTGGTGTCTTTGTACTGAGAATCCTACACCTGTACCCCCTAAAAGTAAGAACATTGTCTCCGAAAATGCGTCCGTATGGTCAATAGGTAAATAAGCACAGTTATAAACTCTATTTGGTGAAATCTCAATTGGTTTACCTCCAAATTGTAAAGATCTCATTGATGGAAGAATTTTCTTATCATATACCATTTTGTATACGTTTTCAATTTCTTCTTTAATTTGTGGGTATTTTTTTTGGTGCATTTCTTTGTTTCTTGTTACCAATTCTTCCCACGATTCCCTTCTATTTAATTCAGGAACAAATTTAGCGTATTTCATATACACCGTAATATCACTCAATATTTTTTGTGAAATATCCATTTTTATTAATTTAATTATTTGTTTAATTTTTTTGTTTGTCTTGTTCTCTTTGTTGTCTTTTCTCCAACAACTCTTTAACCCGTAATCGTTGTCTTTTTTCTTTTTCTTCTTCAAGACCTAAGAATGTGGTTGTGGATTCGGTATCAATGTCAATCATCGCATTATCAAATTTGCAATTTTCAAAAACCACACCGTCATCTCCAACACGAGACTTGGTAATTGCAATTGTGGCTAATTTCATTTCTTTTTGTTGTAACGTTTTTGCTACTGTAATAATAACGTGACCTACTTGAGCCTTTTTGATTGATCCCCCCATTTGATCGGTTGTAACAACTTCAGAAGATATAGACGCTCTATTCCCTTGTGTTGCAGTCCAACCAACAAGATTTAATTCATGACACATAGACTCAAATCCTCTCATAACCGAACCTTCACTTTTCCATTCGTCACCCAAATTTTTATCAGGAACGATACAGTCAATATAATCCAAAACAATCATATCTATCTTTATTCCGTCCGCAATCATTTTTCTGATTTCGTTCTTTATTTGAGTCATTGTTTTGGTATCTGAAGGTAGTTTTTTCAAATCTAATGTGTTTGGCATTTTTTCTTTGATTTCTTTTACCTTATTCATCACCTCTTCCTTTTTTTCTGATAATTCATCAGGATGAATCTTTGTCCAAAGGGTAAAATGTTTCCTTTGTATCACTTTTGGGTTGTCTTCAAAAAATACTTGAAGAACGTTAAATCCTAAGTTAAATGCGTGATTTGAAATCTTTGTAAGGATAGTAGACTTACCTACTCCTGTTGGTGCCAATATAACACCGATCTCACCTTTTGCTAATCCTCCTTTTAACAACCTATCAATTCCTGGAATTCCCATTGGAATGGGGTGTCTGTAATCCTCGTCCAAGACTTGGTCTAAGTTTGAGAAAACATCCATTGTTGTGGTGTCTTTTGACCCAACAAGTAGGGCTTCTCTAACCATTTCTTCTAATGTGTCATAGTTTTCAAACTCACCACCGTCGATGATTTTTTGTGCCCTTTTCATTACTTTCTGTAACTCTTGTTGTTTACAGAATTTAAGAGCCTTTTCTTGTACGAAATCTACACCATCGATAGGTGCGTCCTTGATTTTTTTAATTGTGTCAAGAACTACTTTAACTGCGGTTTCTTGTTGTAATTCGGATTTTGCGACTTGTTCTAATGTATCAAACGATGGTGTATGTTCGTATTTTGTATAATACTCTTTTACCATCTGAATGATAATCTTAAAGTACTTATTCTCAAAATAATTATTTTCAATAACGTCAATAATTGAGTGAGAAAATTCTTTGTCTAAAATGATTTGATTAAGTAATTGTATCTGAAAATTGTTACCGAGATATTCAAAATTTTTATTAGTCGCCATAGTTTTTCTTTCTGTTAGTAATGATAAATACTCTTACTTTTGAATAAATTGTGGGTAGAAATAATTAAATTTTTTACCTGAAAAAATGTCAGTTAGGTCTGTAAGTACCTGTTTTAACTTTGGCCGTAGATCTACGGTATATCTTACCTTTGGTGGGTACACTTTAGCGTCAAATGATCTCTGACAAATTGTCATGTTATCAATCTTAACATAAAGATTAAAGTTTTCAAATCCTTCTGTAATTGAGGTGTTCAATACATCTGGGTTTTCACTAATCTCGTATCTGTTTTCCAACATATAAACTACCGATCTCATTTTTAAATCATACTTAAGTTCATTACAAAATGTCCTTATATACTCATAAAACTCTTCCGATTTGTGGGCATGTTTATTAAACCCTTTAACGTTAAAAAATCTTTGTACTACGATGTTGTCATTACACATCAACAAAAATTCTAACTTAGTTACGTCTTGTTCTTTCATTTTTACTTTTTTGTTCTGTTTCTAAAATTTGTTTTTTCTTTTCTTGATAGTTTTAAAAATGGCTTTAAAAAATTAACCCAAGCGTCATCACCCTTTGGTAAATATTTAAAGAATCCGTCATCCATCATCATTCTAATTAAGTTCCTGTGACCCCTTCCGTCAGGATCCAATGACTCTGAGTAATACGACTGAACTAATTCTTTTCCTTCTTCGGAAATTAAAGGTTTTGATAAATCAATTAATTTTTCGTTTATTACAAAAAACTCATCTCCAAATATCCCTTCCTTTGTTTTTCCACTTAGAAGATTTTTTAAAACCACATTATCTTTTTGTTCTTTAAGTAACTCTTCACCCTTTGTTAAAATATCGGTAAAACTAATTTTCTTTTCAAGTATTTCAGGAAATAATTTTATAAAAGTTTTTTCACCAAGATAAAAAATACCATCAATATTATCCGAACTATCACCGGTTAATATCTTATAAGTTTTAATATTGTAATGTGGGATCTCTGTTTGATCAATTTTGATTGTATCCCCATTTTTAAAGTACTTTTTTGCTTGTGGCGAATAGATACTTACCTTTTCAGAAATAAGTTGTGTGAGGTCTCTATCTGACGAAAAAATTGTTTTATCCTCGTCTTCAGAAATCTGACAATAATAAGCAATTAGATCATCGGCTTCCGAATTCTCAACATCTAGTTGCCTTACAAACATTTCTTCAAGATATTGTTTAACCCTTTGTTTTTGGTTTGAGAAGGACTCTTCTCTAAATTCTTCGGGTTTGACGGATTTACGGTTTAATTTATATTTTGGATATAATAATCTTCTTTGTGAAGAACTTGTTTCTCCGTCCCAAAATACAACCACTTTATTGTAGTTATTTTCTTCAAGGAAACGTCTTACGGTGTTTAGAAAGTGCCAAATACCCCCAACGTGTTCTCCTTTATTAAAGAAATCTTTTACTCCGTGAAATCCAATTTTTAATAGGTTGTTTCCGTCAATCAATAACGTTTTTGTCATTTCTGTTAATTACAGGGTTCTTACTATACTTCTTCTTTTTCTGTTTTCAAATCAAAATCACCATCAACTCCGATAATTTCTTTCCAATACTCAGCGTATTCTTTTTTGTATTGTTCAATTGAAGCCTTCTCTTCAGAAACCTCTTTTCCAGGTAAAAATCCATGTGGTGTTATAATTATTTTCCCATCTTCAAATCCAAGTCCGTTGATGTGGTTTTTCATAACAGATACCTTTGTTCTTGACGCAAATTTAATTGTTCGTTTGTCTTTGGTTGCCGTGATTTTAGTTGTTCCAGCCCCTTTTTGATTTCCAAATAAGAATACCAATGATGAGTTTAACCAAATTGCTTCACCACCTTTTGCCTTAATTTTTGGTTGTCCAAAAGGATTATCAGGTAATTCAACCCAAGGTTGGTTTACAATGATTAATGTATTTTCGTATTTAGAATCAGATTTACGTGATCCTGAAATACGTTGGTTAATCCCCATACCAATTTTGTCAGCTAAAGTAGATGCATTATGTTGTTTACCTCCTTTACCTTCGTATGTCATCTTACAAGGAACAGAACCAACTGAATCCCACATAAAACATAAACTATAATCTAATTCACCCTTTTCTTGAGCGTCTAATAAAGAATTAATGTAATCGGTGATTTGTTCTATATAACTAAAGTTATTATTGAATATGTAAAATCCATCCCAATCTAATTCTCCCGTCTCTTCATCAACAACTTCTTCACATTCAAAACCCATAAGTTTTGCGTGTTCAAAACTCCATTTTTGTTCTGTAATAATAAACACAGGAAGAATACCTTTCTTTTGTGCATCTACTGCGGTTTTAACTAAGGCAGTTGTCTTACCAGTATCAGAATGTCCCAAGAACATATTAATATGTCCCATCGCCGGACCTGGTAATCCGACTGCATCTAAAAATGGTTCTCCAAGATCAAAAAATCTTTGTGGTTTATATTTTGCAGACGTGGAAAATTTCTTCTTTAATAAACCGAAATCGGTTTTTTTAATTGCCATCTTTGTTTTGTTCTTTTAATACGTTTAACATTTCCTCAGTTATTTCAAACTTTTCTTCCCTTTTAATGTTGTACTTGTAAATAACTTCTAACATTTCAAGTTTACCTTTAGCATTTGCCATTTTTTCGATTACTTTATCCATTTCTTCTAAATGTTGTGGATGTTCTTC